GCACACCAGAAAACCCTTGTGGATGTGACTGATGCCTACATCACCCTACATACATCATTATAGAGATATCGGTGAGCAGGGTCTGATACAGTCAATAACTGCTGAGACTATTTTTCTCGGTGGTCGCGACGTAATATATCTGCCCAGAGAAGACTACAATCGAGAAGATGCTATATTCGGACAGGCGACTCAACTTATTTTTCGTAAGTCTGTGAATGTAGCAATGATGCTCGAGTCCACAGAAGGATTCGAGGGTGAAGGTGAGTTTTATTCAAAATTTGGTCTCGATATAAAAGATCGAGTGACTCTCTCAGTGTCACGACTGACATGGGAGAGTCTTAATATAGAGCATGCAACTCCTGTTCAGATTACGAACAGAGAAGATGTTGACGGGTTCGACAGACTTCTATTAGAACTTGCAGTCAGATACACGACACAAGAAGATAATCTAATAGCAGAAAATAATGACAGGATCGTATCAGAAGACACTGAAAACGCATACATGACGCAGACAGACGATCTTGTTTTGGAGGTACAAGATTTACAGTTAGGTATCGACCGACCCATAGCAGAGGATTCGGGAGGTACACGGGAAGTTAATGTTATAGATGAGGAGTCAGGAGCAGGAGGTCCTTTTGGCGAGATAGCATTCGTCACATTGGAAGATGAGGAAACTCCTGGTACACCTGACCACCTGATTGCAGATGAGTATTATCATGATAGAGATAACTCAAACTACTTTCAGGTAGACTTTGAGATTCCTGATCCTGACTACGTGCCTGAACGATTTGTGGTAGATCATGAGATCATAGAGAGCACAAGTGTTACAGATCGCATTGTATTTGAAGATGGATCGGGAGATTCCTTTTTAACAGAAGACACGACTCAGTATGGAAGCAGACATCGTCGTCCGATGGAAGGAGATCTGATTTATTTCCCCTACAATAAGAAAGTCTTTCAGATTACTTTTGTAGAGCACGAATCGCCCTTTTATCCAGGAGGAACCCTGCCTCAGTTCGTACTGACGTGTGACTTACTGGAGTACTCCAATGAAATATTTATTACTGGAATTCCTGAGATCGATAGCATCGAGGATAACCTCTCTCAGATGGCAGTGGAAGCATCCTGTACAACTATTGAGGGTGGTGCTGTTGGACAGTTTCAGCGAGGCGAAATCATCCGTAAAACTACGATACTTGGAACTAACGATAGTAATGCTAATACTCCAAGTGCTCGTGTTCTTAGTCATGATCCTAACACTGGTAAACTTGTCGTCGCACCTATGACTCCATCGCTGTCGACAGGCGATCAAGTTTTTGGACTGACGTCAAAATCTTATGCGACACTTACCTACATTATTGCTGATGGGATTGGAACGGAACCTTCCATACAACTGGAAGAGTTACAGCAGTCTGCTGATGAGCAAGCAATGAATGTAGAAATAGAACAGGTAGCAGGAGACTTTATAGACTTCTCTGAAGTCGATCCCTTTTCTGAAGGAAACTTCTAATGTTTGGAAAGCATCTGTACCACAGGATGGTACGAAAATACGTAGCATACTTTGGCACCCTTTTCAACAATGTAGAAGTTCGCAGGTACGACAAAGATGGAGGAATCATCGGTCGTATAAGGGTTCCGATCTCTTTTGCTAGTAAAGACTATTATAGGCAACGACTGGTTGCCGATCCTGAACTTGCCAGACAGGCAAGTCAGATGTTACCCCGAATGGGATTCATGATGTCTGGCATGGCTTATGATGTCAGCAGAAAAATGAATCCATTGCACAACTATGTGAGTCGTGATAGTGCTGGAAAGGTTATCACGATGGCACATAATATTCCATATGACTTGTCTTTTGAACTGCACATCTGGTGTAAGATGTCGGAAGATGGTCAACAAATCCTAGAGCAAATACTGCCAAACTTCCATCCTGATTTTACTGCTTCGCTAAAGTTAGTAAGAGATATGGATCTAAGCATGGACGTACCCTTGATCCTCGATTCTGTTTCCAGCGATGACACTTATGAGAATAGTCCTGATGGGACTCGTGTAATCATATGGACCCTCACTTTCACCATGAAAGCATACTTCTTCCCTGGAGTAACCGATCCTGGTGGCACACTAATTAAACATGTGGACCTCCATCTAGGAACAGGAGGGAGAGGGCAAGGGTTTCAAAGTAATCTGGAGATCAAGCCATCTCCAGCAACAGCAACTCCGTTCGAACCTTATACGATCGACGTAGACCAAAATTTCTTTGATGCACCCATGCACTTCAATCCCATCACCTGCGAACCTCAGTTGGACCCATATGAAGGATAGAAATGAAATATTTCGTTATCGTTATGGCCATATTGTTGGCAGGGTGCACTAAAGTAGTTGAAGTCGAGAAAATTAAAGAAGTCCAAATCGGAACTTTTACAGGTACATATCCCACTGCTGACATCAGAATAATGTGGCAGTCCTGCATGCAAGGTCATGCACAAGTAAGGAAGTTGCATCCTAATGAAGCAGGTCAGGTTTGTGACTGCGTATCAGATCGTACCAGGATAGATTTTCAAATGGACAACATCAAGGAGATTTATTCTCTTGGTGCAAAAGGACAAAAAGGTCCAGACAACAAAACCCGAGTCGATATGGTACAATATTGGACGAAGGCAAACATGGAGTGTGAGATGGAACTGAGGCAAGGTACTTTATACAATCCCAGACAATCGCACTACGTAGACCCAAAAGATATGTTATGAACCAAGATGAAGAACTGAAGCAGATGTTTGATCTGCCCGATAAACCTGCAGTAAAAGCAGATGTCCCTGCTACTGTCGATAATTTGCCAGTAGTTGCTCCAAAAGATAATCTAGAGTTGCATACAGACTTTGACTATGCGAGGGACAATATGTACACTGCCATGGAGATGCAAAATGAGGCGATGCAGGAAATGTTAGAGATCGCTAAGGCATCAGGGCACCAAAGAGCATTTGAGGTTTTCGGTTCTATGTTTTCACAGTTTACAGATGCTCAGACGAAACTGTTAAATCTTCACCAGCAGAAAGAGAAGGTCGAGGAGAAATCAGGTAAGACTGTTAATAATACGACTAACGTCCAGCAAAATGTAATGGTAGGATCCACTAAGGATCTATTGAAAATGGTAAAGCAAGGAAAGATAGACGAAAATGGCAAAGTCGTACATTAATAATCCTCTGATTAAGGCACAGCATCAGGAACAGGAATTTACTGAGGAGCAGTTAGCCGAGTATGTTAAATGTGCCAACAGTCCTGAGTATTTTATAGAAAACTACATTAACATCGTACACCTTGAGCGAGGACTTGTTCCGTTTGAGATGTATGATTTTCAGAAGAAAATGGTTACTACATTTCACGAAAATCGTTTTGTGATCTGTAAAGTCGGTCGACAGTCAGGGAAGTCAGTCACCGTTATAGCCTATCTGCTTTGGTATCTTCTTTTTAACGAGAGTGTATCCGTTGCCATGCTGGCAAATAAGTCTGCGACCTCTCGAGAACTTCTATCAAGGATGCAACTCGCATATGAAAATCTTCCCTTTTGGCTCCAGCAAGGAGTCGGAGTCTGGAACAAAGGATCGTTCGAACTGGAAAATGGTTCAAAGATTATCAGTTCTGCTACTAGTTCCTCTGCCATTCGAGGTAGTTCTTTTAATCTGGTATTTCTCGATGAGTTTGCATTCGTGGAGAACAACTTAGCAGAGGACTTTTTCCGTTCTGTCTTTCCTACGATTTCATCAGGACAAAATACAAAACTTATTATTGTATCTACGCCATATGGTATGAACCACTACTATCGAATGTGGAAAGAGGCAGTAGATAAAAGATCGCAGTTTGTTCCTATTCAGGTCCACTGGTCAGAAGTTCCAGGTAGAGACGAAAAATGGAAGGAAGAAACTATACGAAATACGTCTGTCGAACAGTTCCGTCAGGAGTTCGAGACAGAATTTATCGGATCTGATGATACTCTCATCGATCCAAATATACTACAAGAACTTAGATGGGAAGCACCCTTACAGCAAAGAGATGCCCTAACAGTCTACGAGGAACCGAACAGTTACAGGCAGTATGCCTGCACAGTTGACGTTGCTCTCGGAAAGGGCAAAGATTATTCAGCATTCATAATTTATGATATAACAGAAATACCATACCGAGTAGTTGCTATGTATCGAGACAATACGATTACTCCACTTGTATTTCCAAATGTCATACATGCTCTATGTAAACAATTTAACAATGCATACTGCCTAGTAGAAATAGATGGATCAGGTGCTCAGGTCGGCGATATTTTAAGACATGACCTGGGATATGAAAACTTGATCATGACATGGAACGCAGGACGAAATGGCATTCAGATCTCGAGTGGATTTAAACGATCTGCGATGATGGGACTAAAGATGACAAGACCTGTGAAGAATCTAGGATGCATGACATTGAAAAACTTAGTAGAGCAAAGAAAAATAATTTTGCGAGACGTGCATCTCATCACTGAGTTCTATTCATTTGCACAAAAAGGTTCATCATGGGAGGCAACTCCTGGTACGCATGATGACCTTGTAATGTGTTGCGTTTCATTTGCTTGGCTAGTGGCACAGAGATATTTTGCCGAGCTAACAGATGTTAACTTACGAGAAAATCTTTTAGATGACGTATCAGAAGAAGAGTGGGAATCTCTCACTCCTTTTGGATTTATAGATGATGGAATGATGGACATCCCTTCGGAGACTGTCCATGTGGCGAGAGAGGGTAAGGATGATTGGCTAGACAATCGAGGAACTGATTGGCTGTAAACTCGCCGAACCCTAAATAAAAGGCAATGATTCTGCTGACGTTATCTATATAAAATTAGGAGTAAGATGTCATTTCCAATCTCACCAGGTGTAAATGTAAGGGAGATAGATCTTACTACGGGGACTCCTGTCATATCTACATCAATTGGCGCAATGTGT